ATCTAGTCTAAATAAGAATAAGGAACAAAAAAAAGGAGACCATTTCTGACCCCCTATTGAATTTATACCTATTGAATTCACATTTGGGTATTGAATTCACAACCCTATTGAATTGCTAGGTTAATTGTATTGCTTCACAATGCTCGTAACATTCTGAGCAAATTTCAGTTTCAATCGGCACTAAAGGTGCGTTGCAACAATTACTCACTACTTGTTCCATCTTCTAGTTGTTTTAATATTTGTTTGTCTATTTTTAGGAGTAGCTTAGTGTACTCCATTGTACTTAGCTTATAGGCTTTTCTTTTGCCTATTGCTCTAGCTATAGCTGTCTCAAGTAAATTGAGTTCATCGCTATTCAGTTTGAGTTTAAACTTTTTCATAATCATCGGCATCTAAAACATCAAACTTCTCTATTGTCTCTGTAAGCTCGTCTACAATGCTCCAGTTCTCCAGCTTAGTGTATTCTAAGCGATGATTCCAAAGGAGGTGGACTATTAAGTCTATTTCATCATTTGTAACGTGTACAGGTACTGTTTTATGGGTTTTCTTTTCTCGTATCATAATTACTTATTTTTTTCTTGATATTCTAAAAAGGAAGTAGCAAATGCCGAAAAGCAAAATATTGGGAACTGTCTGTTAAATTCTAAGTCCTCATCTTCCTCTTGTGCTTTAGCGTAATTCTCAAATAGCTTATCCTTAAATGCTGAATAAAACTTATAGAATTCATACCCTACTAAATAAAGTTGTTCATCCTCGACTCGCAACTCTGGTTCTTTTGTATCTCTCATAATTCGTCAAATTCTGCTTTTGCTAATCCTTTCTCTACTAATTCCCGAAAACAGTCTGCTCTAAACATAATATCTTCTTTAGTCAATTCAAATTCGAATCCATTTACTGTAATACTAATACTATCTGCATATGGGGAATTTTCGTGTTCTATCATATAATGCTCTATGTTTCTGAATTCAAGCCATCTCATAGCATCGATTACTGTTTTTGTCCACAGAAGTTCTCTTTCGTCTACTTTGTCAATTTCCATAATTATCTTTGTTTTAAAATTATACTGCAATATATAAAAAATATTCCAACTGCCAAATAAATAATAAAAAAAAGAGGCAAATATTTCTAAATGCCCCCCTTTTCCAATTAACTTAAAATATATCTAATGAATAATTCTCTACTAATATATAAAAAATATTTTACTTTACAATATACATTCCTTTAGGCACACTCCTAGTCAATATATATTGAATCCCATACCTGCTTGCATCTATCAAGTGGTTGTAGTTATCGATTGGCTTTACCCCTCTAATATCCCAAACGTAGTTATTGAACTCTTTAACTAAGTTCTCCCCATCTAAATTGATATTGTAATCCTGCATAAGTGCTATACCTGATAGGATACTTCCTTTCTTCTTTATAGTAGGAGTAACATTTAAAGGTGGGTTCTTCATCTTCATCTCAGACAATAATCTAGGCTCACTATTATCACATACAATTAACTTCCTACCTGCTACTCTACGGCAATGCTCGTATATCTGGGAGGTTACTAAACCTTTTTTATATAGGTGTTCCTTTAACCAAATTATTTTCCTTTCTTTGTCAACGCAAATTTCTACAAGGGCTGAGGCGTCTCTAGCAAATCCGAAATCAAGTGCGAATATTGAATCTATCTCGGTATTGAATTGTCCTATTTGCCAATCAGTAAAGACTACTCCCTCTGCTTTCTGTAGCCACCCTCCCATAATTTGATGGGCGTACTTTTCTGGTCTACGTTCCTTAATCTTTTCAATTTCGTTAACGAATGATTTAGATAGGTGGTCAACGTTGTCTAGGTAAGTTGTATGGATATAGGTTACTCCTTCTTTAGTGCCGTTAAAACCATCTGGGATACCTCTATTCTGGAAAAACCTTTGGTATATCCAATGTTCTTTTGTAGTAGGGTTTAGAATCAATATACATCTATTCTTGGCAACCTTACTTCTAATGGAGTAATCAATCTTATCAAAGCCAGTCTCATCGTTTAATTCCTCAGCCTCATCCAATACAAAGGTATTTACCCCTTGAATTGATTTCAGCTTTGCAGTCTGGTCTCCACTCGCAGTTTTAATCCCACTAAAGTATATGGAACTATTGGTTAGCTTATTGGTAATCTCAGTCTTTGTGATGGTAAAGAATTCAGCTACCCCCATCAGCTCTATCTTCTCCATAAACTCAGGAATAATACTCATAGAGGCACTACTCATTGTATAACGAGTAAATAGGGTCTTTGTATTCTGTTCGTACGTTAGAAGGACTAAGAATGTGTTTACGGCAAATGATTTACCAGAACCTCGACCTCCTGTTATTACAAAGTACCTGCTATCGCTATTGAATAGCGTTTGGTACTTAGGGTTTAAATCTATCTTATTCGCCATAAATCATTCTCAGTTAAATACTTTGGGTCGTAACAAGGTAGATAGTCTCCCTGTATTAAGTGGTGGAATAATACTCCTTCTTTATTATCCATTATCTTTCTTTTTGTGCATATCTTCTAGCATCATCTAAGCTATCAAATACATCTATTCTTTTTCTGTTTTTATACAATACCCATTTAGACTTGTTCCATTTTCTGTACTTCATTTCCTCAGTCTCTCTATGGGCAATATAATTTCCTATTTCATAAACACCATCAAATACTTTCTTAACCAAAAGTTTCATTTTCCTAGCCATCTGTATCGAATTTATAATTATTAAAACAATCCTTCCATTTGCCACTTAGACTAAACCGAATAGATTGTAAGTCCCCAGTATTCTTAAATATAAAGAACCCATTATAATAAGTAGAATAAACTGCAAAGTAATCTACTAAAGAAGTTAGGTACTCTTGTTTATTATTTTGAATAGGAGTTTTGATATTGCTTTCTCCCTCTGCTGGAGCTTTACCAGTTGACTTTATTTGTACCTTATATAATTTACTGTGGGTGTCTACTATGCAATCGTATGGGCTTGAATCCAATAACGGTTTGCTGACTGAAAACCCTCTCTTTATACATTCGGCAAAGAACAAGGTTTCCCCATAACATCCTATATAATTACTATCGGTCAACTTTATTTTTATTTACTTCGTGGTTATAATAATATCCTAATATCGGATTTACAAAATAATTCCAAAAGTCATCTGGGAATTTACTACTATCAGTTATCCTGAGTTCCTTTTTTGATTTCTTCGTGGTCAACATCTATTGTTTTAGGTTTAGCAAAATCCACAACTGGGATATTCACATTAGTATTTACATTTATATCTTGTTGCTCTTTAGGTTTACCATATCGATAATTCATAAGGTAGTCCCAATGCTTAGAAGAACCTTGCTTAGCGAGTCTAGCCACCTCTATCCACATCTTCTCCTCACTACCAAAATTCTTTTTAATTGCCTTTAATGTTAAAGCATTAGTTTCTTTTTCCCTAATCTTAGGAGGTCTACCCTGACCTCTATACACTCCTTTGACAGCCCCATTGTTTCTTCTCCCATCTACTTTCTTTGGTTTATCTTTCTCTTCTTCCATACTAAACTATTGAATGATATTTGGTTAATTTTTCTATTTTTTTCTGCAACATCATATTCGTACTTATTAAACTGTCCTTTATAATATTCAATTCATTGTATTTGCTTAATAATTCTTGATACCTATCTTCCACATCTTCATTTGCCTCTGCTTCTAATTTAAGATTAAACTGATTACTTATCCTTATATAATCCATTCTAAGGGATGGGTCAAATTCCATATACCCTTCAATTTGCTTAATATTATGCATAGCAGTTGCGTGGTCTCTATTAAGGTCTCTAGCAATGCTTTCAAATGAAATTCTAGTGTTATCCCTTAATAATTTAAAGTACATAGACCTAGCGGTTACATACTCTCTTTTCCTTGTATCTTTACTTATGTCTAAACCATAATACTCACTTACTAAAGTATTAGCTATTTCTTTTACTCTTTTTATTTCTTCTGGTGATTTTATCATTGTATTTGTTTTTTTCCTTTAAAGTCAGCGTATGCTTCTACAATACCCTGACAACATTCGTAATATTCTATATCTTTGTAATAGTCTAATAGGTGTCTAATTTCATCCTCATCTAGCAACCCTAGAGAGAGTGAAGCATAAACATCCCTATAACATTCTTCCTTACTAGAGTACGTCATATAAATAAAATTCTTCTACTGGTTTCTTCTTATCTAAAAAGAAGTCTCTATATATTTGAATTGCTTCCTCAGTCTTATAACGACCTCTCTCGTAGAATTCCTTACTACATTCAAACAACCCCATCAAGTGGGTTTCCTTTTCAATTACGGCAAATAAGAAATCCTTGTAACTTATATCAAACAACTCACAGTAAATATAACATTGAACATCGTATCCGAAATTATCAGCACTCCATTTGAATTTCTGGAGACCTCCCTTCCCAGTAGTCTTTAAATCTACAATAAACTTCCCACCTAATATATCAGCCTTAGCTCTAAACGGCAACCCATCAATCTCACCTACAGCAGGTACTTCAGTACGAGTTCCAGTAAGATAGTGAGCTGTCTTTGAATTGCTAAGGAAAACACTTGCCATCTGGTCAGCATTGTATTTCTCTTTTTCGGTAAATGCCTGACCATATTCCTCAACGGCTAACTTATAAGCCTTAGAATTTTTACTTTGTACATCTACAAAATGTAGCTCCTTATATTTCTCAGGTTCTAATATCTTACAATGGAATAGCCATCCATCTCTTAGAGCTTGATTGTTATTACCAGAATTCCCACCTAAACTATTCTGATAGGCAAGTGGCGATTCAAGAAGCTTCTTACAAGCTGAACTAGACAAAGCATTTTGCCCAAGATAATTATAGTAAAACTTGTCGTCAACCATCTGGGACAGCAACTCTTGCTTATCCCAAAACACACCATCTAATGTTGTTATTGTATTTTCCATTATGCTAAGATAGTTTTGATGATTATACGTTTTACGCTCTCTGGAACTTTAGGGTCTACAAGTTCTTCTTGCATCTCCTTTAGTAGAGTTAGTCTGCTGTAGAATTCAACTGCTGAATCCTCGTGGTTTAGTTTCTCAAACATTTGTTTTGTTTTCCCCATAATTGTAATTTATTAGTGTTAATAGTTGTTTAATCGCCCATTCGATTCCTTGTAATACAAATACAAATGGACTTGTCAATACCGTAACAATACTCTCAAATATAAAGAGTAATCCAAGTAGGATAAAAACAAGCGTAAGTTGGGGAAACCTAAATAGTAGTTTAATTACCTTCATACTATATATCTTTTGTTTGAAACAAATGTATATAATAAAATGTTAATAAACTAGAATAACTCTAATTATTTTTTTGGAGTGAAGTTATCCTTCCATATTGTTTGGCAAACTGAGTAACGCTGTTCTCTATCGGAATACTCTTCCCCCATCTTAGCGTTCCCCATACATCTACGGATAAAATCTTTATTTGTCTCGTACTTCTTTGGTTTTAATAGTGGCATCTTCTTTTGGTTTTAATTGTTCTTCTATTTTTTCTATTCTATATAATGCAACTGCTAAAGCCTTTTGTGTTAGCTTTAGGTCGTTCTGCATCTTAATTAGTTTTACTTCTTTCATTTCTGTTGTTTCAGTTTCTCTATATATAAGGAAGCATCGAAAAGCTCCTCCTGTAGATGGTTAAGGAATTCATAGAACCCATCTGGAGAATCGTATAAAGTTGTTCCATACTTTGATATCCCATCCCTACTTCTGGCTCTCATCTTTTGTATTACGCTTTCTACTATTGGGTCTTTAGGTAAATGATTATATCCTGTTGAATCAGCAGTCCATCCATCTTCCTGCATCTCTACCCACTTTCTTAAACTATCACTCATTAAAATCTACATTTATTGTTATTCCATTTTCTTCCTAATCCATTTACAAAGTCTATTAGACTGTATGGATTATCTAGTAACTTCCAGTTTCCCTCAAGATAGTAGGCTTCAACAAAGCAATCTTTAAGGGGAATATCAGTATTATCATCTCTATGGGAGTGGATTACCTTCAAAGCAATTCCTTTACTTCCCCATCTATCAACCATACGTTCTAGTACCAGCCTTTGACCTATTGGCAATTTATTACCTTTCTTTTTAACCTCCCCTAGAATTAATATCTCATTATCAAATTCTAATACAAAGTCAATATCAGTAGGATGGATTTTATTATTCTCAACCCCTGTGAAATCTATAGACTGGCTAACTTGCTTACTATTTCGTATTAGGCTCTTCATATTCCTTATAAACTCTTAATAAATCATTGTAAACCTCATTATGGAAACTGCAAGAAGTACAGCCGACAATCTTTTTATTAAAAAGCCTTTCCCATATTTTTATAAATGATTG